TCGCAATACAGCGATCGGTCTTACTGTTCTTAGGTACAGTAACTGCTTTATTAAAAGGGCTAATATCAGAAACTCTGATATCGAAATGTGTTGAAGCTCTAAGAGCCAAAACGTATTTCAAAGCCCGAGGCGTACACGCTTGTGGAAGCGCAAACTTGAAGGACGGATGACCGTATGAACGGTTATTCGTTGTTGTGGCACCGCCAGAAAATCGGCAATGCCGCAACATACCCTCAACGGACGGAGCGTCTCCTATTAACTTAACTATTTTTCGGCGAGCCATGTGAAGACACGACTCACCCAGTGAGAAATTGAAATCCTCACTGTAGTTAGGTCTATAGAGACGAGCGTTCGTTAAAGCACATTCAGCCTCTGCTGCTAGAAACTTTTTCCATGCAGCAGCTTCGGTATCGATACCTAGGCTGAAATCGTCATACTTCGACATGATCTCGGCTTTAAGATAATTTATCCTAAAGTCATCCGGGGTCCCGTCGAATTTCGGGCTGAGTGAAATACACTCAGACTCAGAACTAAATGGCGATTGACCATATGCCAACATTAAGTCATTGGCAATGGAAAGTGCGAGGTTACCTTCGACCTCAATTCTTGTGTTCGCAGCTCGGCGCAATTGTGCGCTAAGAGAGTTATGCGAAGATGCTGTCTTAGACATGCATTTCATCCTTAGTTACTAAGCACGAGGAACGACTATCACGGCTTGAATCGGACATTTAGTCTTATCAAATTCCGTGAAGTCAAACGGTATGGCACCACCACTAGATGGATCGCGCCAAAAGCCAACTATTACGCCATCGGCGTGATAGGCCGCAATATCGCTAAGAGAACAATATGCATTTATCGACTTAAGATAAATAAATTGTTCAATTTTGCCAAAGGCACCAGGTCTTTTGCCTGTGCGAATATCATACTTCTGATCAAGCATAGCTTGATTAGTAGCAAGATAAGTCGCATCAAGGTCAATATAACCGTTGCCACGGCAACCGCGGAACGTAGTATATCTAAGCCGAGAATCCCAATCACGCCATTTAGTGTTACCCAAAAGATCATTAAGGGCAACATCAAAATTGCGAGATGGGAGTTCAACAGCACGATAGATAGGCCACGGTCGGTCACTGGTAGGAGGCTCATAAACCTCTTCTAGAGACCAAATTGCGAAAGGACAAGCATAACTACCTGTCCCTGGCGGCGGATCAATCGGTGGATCCGGATGAACCGGATCGGGGTTTTCCCCTGAGCCACCACCGGCAATGAGCAATGTTCAATATGCTGGGTTCAGTCGATCGATAGCATCGATCAGCAGAGGACCAGCAAGCAGAGCAGCAAGCTCTGTACGAACAAAAGCTCGTTCCTCATCGGTACTATACTGCGTGAACGAAAAGGTCACGTCAGCATATGCCTGGCGAGTAACGGATGGGTCACAAGAACCGTTTGCAGGACAAGCGGTCGGGTTCTGGATTTTAACCTGGACCTTGTAGTTCTTACGATTACGAGAAGGCTGAGATACCGAAACGGTAACACGCTTCTCCAATGCAGGAACCGCACCCGCTTCTGAAAGCGAGGCAACACCGTTAGTGGGATTTACTCCACGCGGGTTGAGGACCAGAGTT